ACTCAATTATAAATGGAGACAGGCCCGAAAGAGCGTTAGTCCTTTACCTATCTCCGTCATCATCAATGGATGGATTTTTGCACGGAACAGCATTTTGGAAACACGAGCAGTTTGGGGAATGTTTGCCTGAAGGAGTTTCATTTGATGAGTTTGACAAGGTACTCTTAGAAGATTCTAATAACATGGAGAAGTGGGAACTGAAGTCAGTAATAGGTCATAAAGAAAACAGGGTTGTATGTTATCCATGTAGTTACTTCCATAGCAAGTACCCCAATGAGGCTTGGAAGGAAGGCCGAATGGTGTATGTAATGTTCTATAAATAATTCTATGTCAAACGATATCACAGAAATCAAGTTAAAGATTATTGCGGCAGGTCACAAGGCTGTATTGGAACTGATTAAGGTTGCCGAAGATTCTATCTTAAATGGTGGCGCTCCCGGTGACGATTTGGCTGCCGACAAACTAAAAAATGCGGCTGCAACAAAAAAATTGGCTATTTTTGATGCGTTTGAGATACTTAGTCGAATTGAATCGGAAAAAGAAAGTATCGAAGATGCACAAAAAGGTGGAAGTAAAATAGACTCAAAACAAGGATTTGCAGAAAGAAGGTCAAAATAGTTTGTATAAAGTAACCGCGGACTATGTCCCAAAGAATGTTATCCTGAAGAAAAACAAGGATAGGTCTTGGATATATGGGTACGATGACAAAAGGGATATGGTAATCATATCTAAATCGGGGCAAATCGGGCAAATCATAAACATATCAGGTCTGATAATAGCGCTACCTCTTCCACCTGCAAATGTTCACAAACGAAGTTATAAACTAACCGACCAATACTGGGAAAGGGAAGAACTCCCAAGGGAACTATCCAAAATTCAATCGATATTCCAATGGAATGATATGCCAAAGGAGTTCAAGAACAAGTGGGTTGACTACATAGAAAGTCAGTTTGACTATAGAGAAGATGGGTTTTGGTTCATGAATAATGGTCAGGAGACTTACATTACAGGTTCGCATTGGATGTATTTACAGTGGTCAAGCATTGACGTAGGGTACCCTGACTTTAGAGAGGCGAACCGAATATATTGGATTTTTTGGGAGGCTTGCAAGGCTGACCAAAGAAGCTTTGGGATGGTGTACTTGAAAATCAGACGTTCAGGGTTTTCGTTTATGGCATCATCTGAGTGTATCAATGTGAGTACACTTGCAAGAGATGCAAGGATTGGAATACTCTCAAAAACAGGTAGTGATGCCAAGAAAATGTTTACAGACAAGGTTGTGCCTATAAATAGTAAACTCCCATTTTTCTTCAAACCTATTATGGATGGGATGGACAAACCTAAAACTGAACTTGCCTTTAGGATTCCTGCATCAAAAATCACCAAAAAGAATATGTATGAGGTGAGTGATGATGAGATTGAGGGCCTAAATACTACTATTGACTGGAAGAACACTGAAGATAACTCATATGATGGAGAGAAGTTGTTGTTTTTAGCCCACGATGAGAGCGGTAAATGGACAAAACCTCAGAACATTAAGGAGAATTGGCGAATTACAAAGACCTGTCTACGTTTGGGTAGTAAAATTATAGGCAAATGCATGATGGGGTCTACATCAAATGCGCTTGCTAAAGGAGGTCAGAACTTTAAGGACATATACGAGGATTCAAGACTAAACACGCGTAATGCTAACGGTCAAACAAAATCAGGACTGTACTCTTTGTTCATTCCAATGGAATGGAACATGGAGGGTTTTATTGATATGTATGGAATGCCTATCTACAGAAGGCCGCTTGAAAAGATAAAGGGCATTGATGGCAATTGGATATCAAATGGTGCTATTGATTATTGGGAAGCGGAGGTTGATTCGTTAAAGAACGACTCTGATGCACTGAATGAGTTTTATCGTCAGTTCCCAAGAACAGAGTCTCATGCGTTTAGGGACGAGAGTCAACAAACATTGTTTAATCTAACAAAGATATATACCCAAATTGACTACAATGACAGCATGATACGGGAACACTATATTACCCGTGGCTCCTTCCAATGGCAGGATGGAGTAAAAGATTCGGAGGTAATATGGTGTCCCGACAATAAAGGCAGGTTCTATATTAGTTGGGTTCCTCCAAAGGGATTACAGAACAGAAACTATTTAAAAAATGGAGTTTACTATCCGGGCAATGAGCATATGGGGTCTTTTGGTTGTGACTCATATGATATATCAGCTGTTGTGGATGGCAGGGGTTCAAATGGGGCGCTACACGGGTTAACCAAATTCCATATGGACGAGGGGCCTGTGAATGAATTTTTTCTTGAGTACATAGCAAGGCCTCAAACGGCAGAGATATTCTACGAAGAGGTACTAATGGCTTGTATATTTTACGGGATGCCGATTTTAATAGAGAACAACAAACCAAGGTTGCTATATCATTTTAAGAATAGGGGTTACAGAGGCTTTTCATTAAATAGACCCGACAAGCACTATTCAAAACTTTCAAAGACCGAGAAAGAATTAGGGGGAATACCAAATACGTCTGAGGATGTAAAGCAGGCTCATGGTGCCGCTATTCAATCTTACATTGAGAAGTATATCGGAATTGATTTTGAGGGCAAATATAGAGACCCTGATGAGATGGGTACAATGCCATTCATAAGAACGCTTGAGGATTGGGCCAAATTTGATATTAATAACAGGACAAGACACGATGCTTCAATCAGCACAGGTTTGGCTATTATGGCAAATCAAAAGCATCTTTACGTTCCGGAGAAAAAAGAATCAAAAATAAGTCTTAATTTCGCGAGGTATAATAATCACGGTATAACAAGTCAGATTTTAGAATGAAAGACATCCTTATAGACATAAAATCAACAGCTTTCCCATCACAGATGGCATCAGACTCCGATAAGGAGTCTTGGTCATTTGGGTTACAGGTAGGCCAAGCAATACAATATGAATGGTTCAGGAAGGACGGCAATACCTGTAGGTATTATGGTCAATGGAGAGAGTTTCATCGTTTGCGCTTGTACGCGCGTGGAGAGCAGCCAATTCAAAAATATAAAAATGAATTAGCTGTAGATGGTGATTTGTCTTACCTAAACTTGGACTGGACACCTGTGCCTATACTCCCAAAGTTTGTTGATATTGTTGTCAATGGGATGTCCGAGAGACTATTTAAGGTCAAGGCGTACGCTCAGGATGCAATGTCGCAAGACCACAGGAATCAGTATCAGCAACAACTTGAGGGTCAGGTTGTCGCAAAGGATGTGCTGTCTATTATACAGGAGCAGTCAGGAGCGAATCCATTCATGATGGAGCCCGACAAGCTTCCTACAAATGATGAGGAGATGCAACTGCATATGCAGTTGATGTACAAGCCGGCAATAGAAATTGCTGAGGAGGAGGCTATAAATACATTGCTTGATGACAATAAGTACATCGATATCAGCAAGCGATTGTATTATGATGCTACTGTAATCGGTATTGAAATAGCAAAACACGAATTCCTTCCGGGCGCAGGGGTGCAAATTTCATATGTTGACCCTGCAAATGTTGTGTACAGCTATACTGAAGACCCTTACTTTAAGGATTGCTTTTATTGGGGTGAAATTAAAACAGTCCCAATGACTGAGTTAATGAAGATTGACCCTACGTTAACAAAAGAACAACTACAATTAATATCCGAATGCAGTAGTCAGTGGTACGATTACTTTAATGTTGCTCAGTTCTATCAGAACGATATGTTTTATCGGGACACTTGCACATTATTGTATTTTAACTATAAGACAACAAAAAAGATTGTTTACAAAAAGAAGATTCTTGAAAATGGTGGAACGAGAGTAATTGAAAAGGACGAGAACTTCAACCCCCCTCAGGAGATGATGGATGAAGGCAACTTTGAAAAGATTGAGAAGGTAATTGATGTTTGGTACGAGGGTATTATGGTCATGGGTAGCAATATCATGTTGAAGTGGGAGATGAGTCAGAACATGGTTCGTCCCAAGTCGGCTTCCCAACACGCAATACCAAACTATATTGCCTGCGCTCCAAGAATGTACAAGGGGAATATTGAGTCATTGGTTCGTAGAATGATACCATTTGCAGACCTTATTCAAATTACTCACTTAAAGCTACAACAAGTCATTAACAGAGTTGTTCCTGATGGTGTGTTCATTGATGCCGATGGGTTGAGTGAGATTGACTTAGGGACAGGCGCAGCATACAATCCTGAGGATGCATTAAGATTATACTTCCAAACAGGTAGTGTTATTGGACGTAGCTTTACTCAGGATGGCGATTTTAACAATGCCAAGATTCCTATCAAGGAACTCAATTCAAATTCAGGTGCATCAAAAACACAGATGTTACTTGCAAATTATGCTCACTACCTTGATATGATTAGGTCTGTCACCGGGTTGAATGAGGCGCGTGATGGCTCTATGCCTGACCCGAATTCACTTGTTGGTGTTCAAAAATTAGCAGCGCTTAACTCAAACACAGCCACAAGACACATACTTGATGGTGGTTTATATGTTTACCGCTCACTGGCTGAAGCGCTTACTTATCGAATCAGTGACATACTTGAGTATGCTGATTTTAAGGATGAGTTCATTAATCAAATAGGCAAATACAACGTACATCTTCTTGAGGAGATAAAAGACCTCTACATATACGACTTTGGCATTTTTATCGAAGTATCACCTGACGAAGAGCAAAAGTCTCAACTTGAAGGGAATATTCAGATGGCGTTATCAAAAGGTGACATAAATCTTGAGGACGCAATTGATATTCGTGAAATCAGAAACTTAAAGCTTGCCAATCAACTTTTAAAGTTGAAGAGAGTTAAAAAACAGGAGCGCGAAGAAAAGATGTTAATGCAAAAACAAGCCATTACATCTCAGCAACAATTACAGTCTCAGCAGTTTGCAGCGCAAGCTTCAATGCAGAAAATTCAAAGCGAAGGAGAAATTAAACTTAAATTGAAAGAGGCTGAGATGCAACTTGACATAGCAAAAATGCAGAAAGAGGCTGAACTAAAGCTTGTCCTTATGCAAAGAGAGTTTGATTATAATATTCAATTAGCGCAGGCTCAGGGTGGTGCCGTAACTGAAAAGGAGCAGTTGAAAGAAGATGCTAAAGCTAAAAGAATCAGCCAACAAAATTCTGAACAATCTAAGCTTATAAATCAACGCAAAAACAATCTACCTCCTATCAACTTTGAATCAAATGAGGATAGCTTAGATGGTTTTGATTTTGGTGAATTCGACCCAAGATAAAAAAGTATCAAAAAATAATATATCTTTGTCATAAATAATTTAATCATATGCAAATCAAATCAGTAAGAATTTTAGATGGTGGCGAGCAAAAAGGTGTGGCCGAAGTAGAAAAAGAACTACTTGAAAAACACGAACAGGAACAATTGCAAGCGCAGGAACAAGTGCAATCACAGGAACAAGTGCAACCGCAAGAACCTGAGGACTTGGATGACGAAAGAGTTCTTTCATATATTGGGAAACGATACAATAAACAGATTAATTCTTTTGACGAGTTAATGTCTGAAAGGCAATCAACAGAAGAGTTGCCTGAAGATGTTTCTTCATTTTTAAAGTATAAAAAGGAGACCGGTCGAGGTATGACCGACTTTATGAATTTGAGCAAGGATTATGAGTCAATGGAGCCGAGCAAATTAGTAAAAGATTATCTGATGTCAACTCAAGAAGGGCTTGACGAAGATGATGTTGATGCTATGATGGAGGAGTATACTTATGACGAGGAGTTCGATGATGAGTCAAGAGTTAAAAAAGTAAAAATCGAAAGAAAAAAAATTATTAACGAGGCCAAAAAGTACTTCAACAGTCAGAAGGACAAATACAAGGTGCCACTTGAGTCAAGTGCAGCATCTATGTCAGATGAGGACAAGGAGGAAT